TCCATAATGTTATTGTAGGACTTTACAAAACCAGATATTCGATAAAGAGTGTCACTGGTTTAGGGTTAGATGCCTTACATGATCGCATTATTGAGTTAGCCAAGACAGATGAGCTTCTTGTTAAAATCAGCGAACGTTACCCCGAAATTTACGCCAATATTCTGAAAGGAACTATGGTAGCAATTTTCTTTGATGACAGAGTTGATAATATAAATAACATGTTAGCTCTTCGCAAAAACGCGGCTTCGGCTGAAGTTTCTCTTGCACAATTACGATCACAAAATTTGGAACCTGGTTCATCCCGTTCAGGATTGTTTGTTAAGTTTATAGGAGCGTGCGTTGCCATTTTGGTGGCTTTACGCGCAGTCCTTAAGATTAAAACTTTTTGGTCCATTTTACGACCTGCTTCAGCTAGCGCTTTTACGTTTCAGCATTTTAGCGATATAATTGTTTCACCAATTTTGGAAGAAACTCTTAAATCGTATTTCCCGCTAGCAGCAATACCCATAGCAGTTATGGATATTTTTAGGTACTATTATGAACAAGCCATTAAGGTAAAACAGATGACCACAGGGGAACTAGTGGTATTTGCTCTTGTTTTTGGAATGCGTTGTTGGTTTCAGTTTAACCTCCATGCAACTTTCCATATTATTGGGGAAAAAGAGGGTTTGGTCACAGCCATGACCTGTCATGCGGCTTATAATACCTTAGTGTATTTGTCGCCCAGTCTTGCTTGGGCTGCCACTGCGTTGGCCCCTTGTTTAGCCGTACCGGCTACCCATAGTCCTAATGGACCTTTGGTTTATGAAGCATTGATTGGATTAGTACGTCAACATTTTTTTAAAGCCTCTTCTGTTGGGGCTATTTGGAAAATGTTTACTGATGTTTACTATGACGGGCAAGACCTTGAACATCCCGATTTTATACTCCCCTTACCTTCTAACGCCCCTTCCACTACGGCAATTTTGCCAGTTCAGTCTTTAGCGTGGCCGTTAGTTGCAGCTCGTGGAAATATCGAAGTTTTCCAGGATGGATTTCCGGTTAATATGTTGAATTTTCGACATTTAATTTCCGGAGAACCACCTGATGCACATCGAATGTTTCCTATAGTTATGTCAACAGCAATTTTGTACACTCCAGCTAATACAATCAACAATACAATAGCTTCAGTCATGTATCGCACACACAAGGACCCCTTTGCTAATTGCCCTCCTGTACAGGAGCGCAAGCAATGTTGGGGTGAATTGTATCATTGCGAAGCCTGGCAGCAGCTATTAGGTGATTGGGCGGCTCATATTGATAGTGTCAAATTGCTTGATATGATTGAAGCTTGCGCTGAAATGGGTAAGCGAGGTCGTAGAATCTGGGAAACCTATGAACAAATGGTTCGCGGGTGTATAACGAATCCAAAGAAGAGTTATGCAGTCAAGTGGGATGAAACAATTCCTTTTAAAGAGGTTCTTGTGGGTGGTCAGGTCGTTAGAGACTTGCGTCCCCGAGCCATCTGTAAACTTGACCCCCACTATCACGTTGAAACAGTCGCGTGGAGCCGTCTTTTAGCCGAATCATTACACTTGATTTGTAATGTTGATGATCCAATAATCCGTAATGAGTGTGTTATGTGTTTCTGTAGTGGATACACTAATGACCGCCTATCTCGGTTGTTTACTTTATTTCAACATTATGAAAATGTCATTTGTGTAGCCGGCGACGACTCAATCTGTAAATTTACAGTTTCGCCTGGCAGGGTCATTTATGTTGAAGCTGATTTCTCTATGTGCGATCAGTCTCAAGATGAGTGTCCTTTAAATAATTTTCTTCGTTCGTGGATGACTAAACTTCTTGTACAACAAGCTCCCATCTACAGCTACCAAGATTCTTTTTCTAAGAATTATACCATATCGTCACAAAAATTTGATATTCGAATTCGCGGGCGTGCTGGCTGGCAGCTTTGTACTGGGTCGACTGCAACTACTGTTGTTAACTC